CCGCACCCGTTGTCCAGGTGAGGCGTTCTATAGAGGGGTCGTTGATCCCTTCCATCAGCGCACGTTTGAATGCGAGTTCATGCCAATCTTTTTTGTAAGGTGCGTCTGGGACTTTTCCAGACCCGAACATCAGCCCCAACTCATTTTTGGTCGAGTTAAGTTCTTTAACTAATTCAGCTTGTTTTTCTAAAAGAATTTTTTGCTCTGGCGTTGTGTATTTCGTAGTAGATAAATTTCCTTCGCGATTAATGTAGCCAATCGGGGCGTAGTCGTAGCTTGGAGATCGTGACCCCGTTGGTGTTGTGGTTGCAGTCCAGTTTCTATCAGCAAAATTAGTGCCGCCTTCTGGATGGCGCGAAATCATCACGTTTAACCCTGATGTATCTCCATCTAATTTCTTTAACAAACCGACATTATCATCACCACTGATTCGATTATTACTAACCTTCATTGCTTCTTCAATTTCAGAAATTCGCCCTTCCAAAACGCGCTTTCTGTCTTCATCAACGTAACCCTTCTTCTGCCCTGTCTGATGCCAATCCGATTGGATTTCTTCTATGTGAAGTGCTTTCCTCCCTCCGACATCGCGCTCGTTGGTGCGGATGTGGGCGAGTACGTTGGGTTCGTCCCAATGGGTGCCTTTGTACAGATTGCGCGGAAGCATTTGAGTTAACGCATCGTTTAACGCATCTTTATACTCTTCTCCCGCTATCGCACGACCTGTCCCATCCGGGCCTTCCAAAACCCACTTGTACCCCGTTCGGTGTCCAGATAGAGGCTTGATGGAATAACCTTCGGGCAATTCAGTCGGCACTTTTTCCGGCAACTGCACCAGAATCTCTTTCGGGTTACTGCCGCCTGGGAGGTTTAGGGATTCTTCGTTGCCGTATTGGGTAATATTTGCGGGTTGATCTTGTTTTTTCCAAATATCCCTTACTACAATTTCTGCCCAATCTTCCTGGTCAGTCAAATTAGGAAACTGCCTTTCTAAAGCCCGATAAGCATCACCGTCATTTGCGATGGTCAGTTCAAGGTCATCAGCATTAACTGCGTTTCTAGCGGCCCTCATCACTTCAGGTATAGCAAACATACTCTCAAGATTCGCAACGTCTTCTGATTGCACTGAACCCTTAACAGTCTCATCCAGCTCTATCGGGTTCCACATGGAAACCACTTCTTCCTTTGTAAGCGTACCTGGGGCTTGTTCTAACGCCTGGAGTAGTCCTGTTTCCTTCGCCTCTTTCGTTGCACCGGGTTCTTTTTTAAGGTGTGCCAGGTATTGCCCAGGTTGGCCTTTACCTGGGGCTGTGGTAAGGGCTTTACCAGAAGGTGAGTAAAAGCCCATCTTGTTACGGCCACCCATGCCCAACATCAGCAACGGGGCTAACTGCTCGTCGGTCACCTCCGGTATGGACAGTGGGCCAAGGCCCAGGTTTTCAGAAGAACGGGAGATGGACTGCGCCATCTCGTTTGCGTGTGGGGCGATAAGTCCACCGGCCTGTACTGCTGCGTCCTGCATGAGTGGTGATAATGGGTTTAGCGCCCCTACCAGATGAGCTGGCTGACGGGTTTCCGCGAACGTGCCCATACCGGCCAGGAACTGTTCTCGTAAGCGATCTGGGAGCGACATCGCATACTGCCACAAACCACCTGGGCCAGGCATTGCCATCTATACAATTCCCAGTTTCGGGTACTTGAGCTCCCCCTTCCACGGGGAATCGCCTTCGGGTACTGCGTAACGGATCGACTGCACTGCATAGCGACATGCGCTGAGTAGATCGTCCCTTATAGGCTGAACCTTGCCTTCTTTTCGATGATACATTCTCAGCTCTTCAAAAAAATCCGTTTGGGTTGAAAAAACCTTAAAGCGGCCTGACTGCATTCGTTGCAGCATCTCCATCAGCCCGACCTCGATGCTGTTGCCGCCCTTCTTCTCACCCGTCGCCGGTGGATTCGTGAAGTGCTCTGGTAAAAGATTGACGCCATGCACTCGGTACTGCTCCGCGAGTCCAGGGTTACCCATTGAGTCGCGCCGATTGCCGTCATGCGGCCACGCGCATGGCACCCACGTCGGGCGCGTATTGATCGCGAGGGCGTGAACCTCGGGCGTCTTCTGCGACGCCCTGTAGGTGTCGTAGACGTAGATCACGTCGTCGTCCTTGTCCCAGGCTATAGCGCAATATGCTGTTGGATGCTGCCAACCGAAGTCCAGGCCGGCTATGCGGAAATAGCTCTCCGGTATAACAAACGGCTCACAGATCAGTTTTTCTTCGGGAACGGGGAAGACTAGACCCGAGCCTAGACTCGGGCGCCCGTACTTTCGCATCTCCCGTTCCATCGGTGGGTACGCCTCGAGGATTTGCGACATCGCCGCCTCGGTCAGATGACCCGGCGACTTCGTATTGATCGTCTCGATCTTCTCGCTGGCGTCGTCCCAGCTGCCGTGACAGAGTGCCTGACCTGGCCGCAGATTCGTGAAGAACTGCGCTGTGGTTTCTGACATACCGGATTCTGGCGTATATGTCATGTAGACCATGCCCTTGCGGTCTAGGGTTCTCGTCACCGCTTGGGTGTAGATTGTCCTTGGGGGTTCTTCGTCCAGCCATATCAGATCGACTGAGCGCCCCATCCAAATCTCGTTACCAGTGAGATACGCCTTAAAGTAGATATAACTACTGCCGCCAGATACGTGACGGATGATCGCCATCGCGACCGCATTTGGTACTCCTGGTTTTCGCTGGGTTTCAACAATGCAGCCCTTGGGGATCATCCCCGTACCGAGCGCGTTTGAGTCTCCAGGTGTGCCGAGCAGCTCCGCCTGGACGATGTCTCTTACAGTCTCTGTCGATATGCCGCCGCACCAGACCGTGACGGGTCCGTCAAAACGACGCCCTGAATACCAATCTGGGTAGAGGCCGGTTGCTGCTGCGGCTGCAATATATGCGCCCGTTCTGGTCTTGCCTACCCTGTTGCCTGCGCATAGCACTGCCTGTGACGCCTCGGCAGTCGCGTCGATAAAGTTTTTTTGAAACGGGTACGGATCGTAAAGCTCGATCTGGTTGAACTTCTCGTGTTCCTGAATCGACTTGATCAGTTCGATTTCACGAGCGATGTCGTCTGGCGACATCCGCTCAACTGCGAGCGCCATTAGGGTTTTTTCTTGCGCTTTATCTTCTTGGTTAGATTCTGCGCAAAAATGTTAGCGTCCCATAGTGTCGGAAATTTCATATAATCTTGATTCCCCATCGCCTCCCGATACGCTTGATCTTCGGTGAGACGTTCTAGCCCTGGGGAGCGCCACCGGATTTGGGGGTACATAATGGCTTCCGTGTTTTTGCCTGGAGTGTATTGGTACGGGGGAATGCTGAGCAGCCCCAGCGGGTGTGACGCACTGTAGATTGTTTGCGGATTCCCAGTTTCCTTATCTTCCAGATACATCCGATTCATCACCGGACTTTTTGTCTGTGCCAAAGCTCGTAATAGCCACAAAGGCGGAGCTTTCCCAATGTCCATTCAATTCACAAATTCGCTTTTATTTCCTTTGTCGAAATTGATCTCTGCTTTTGCGACTTCGCCGGCGCGTAATTCTTCCAGCTCGCGGCGCATCTCGTCCGCTGATTTTTCCACGTTGACGGTTTCGACCTTCTCTGTCGGCTTGAGACCGGCGCGGTCGAGAATATCCCTGGTCGCTGAAAACCTCACCTGTTCCGACTCGCTTTGCAAAGCAAGGCTTTTGAGCTGTCGCAAGGCTTCAGGGACCAGAGACTTTATCTCCGCCCGAGTGCGTTTATCTATTTCGGCTTGATAACGGTTTTTGAGTTCATAGCCGCGTCGTCCGGCACCGTTTTCAGAGTAGCCGGCAGCGATTGCAGACTTAGTTGCATTGCCCGACGCAACGTAGCAGTCGATGAATTTTTCTTGCTGTGGACTTAGGACGAGATTGTATTTCATAGTTTCCTTATAAACGAAATTTCCCCCCGTAATTTGTGGAGACTATATTCATGCATGTTTCAAAAAAATAAAAGGGGGTGGGGGGGCCGCCCATAAACCGGCCATTTTTCTGCCCAAAGTGGGAAACCGGGGCTGATCACGGCCTGATCGATGCTGGCCCAAATTAGTCACCGAATCTCCGCTTTTTGTGGGCTGTGGCCCAAGCACCAACCGGCGCCAAGGCACAACTTTACATAATAGGGATTATGCGAAGAAAAAACCTGTTGGGGATCAATGACTTAACATTTCACCACTGTCGTCCCACGATCTGTGATCGGGACCAATCGGCCTCGATCTCCAATTGTGGGAAACCAGGACGATCTGACGGGGATTAGAACTTCACCAAAGTGGGATATTCGGACAAGCCTCGGACCCACGGCTGCGTGTGTGTGGGTGCTTATTACATTGTTTTTCAGCATAAGCTCTGCTGATGGTAACGTTATACAGGCAACATTCTAGGGCTGTCAAATATTCTCAGCTCGTTCATTCCAGCGATTTACAGCGTAACGAATTTCATAATCGTAAGCATCAATAGTGGTCTGCGCTTGTTTAAATTTGTTCTCGTGAAATCGCTTCCACCAGGCAACGCCAGTGATGAATGCCTTTTGCCCATCACTCAACGGATGATCAGCCTTTGCAACACGCAGCGCCAGCTCGGCGATCTGAATGTCAATGTCTCGAACGACACCGACCTCGATGTCTTCCTTCGACCGGACCGTATATGCGATCTGGCGCACCAGCTGCCCCCACAACTCACGTTGCAGCCCATAAATATAGCGAGCGTACAGTGACACTGCGTGATCAACCTCGGACAGTACATCAGCGACTTCTTGGAATGTGATCTCGGGCTTGCCACCACTACCGCGATGCAATGTCGCACCCTTGGCGCTGAGCAACTTGAAATGTTCAAGACTTAACATCGAGCTCTCTTCTCACCAGGGCGCACCAGGTGGGTAACTTGAGGATCACCTGGTCGTGACCCAGGTCATCACGCAGCTCATGCACAGAACACATCGCTTGCCACTCACTGCGATCAAGGCGCCAGATCAGCACGGGCTTAGTGCCAGCCTTAACCGATTGCGTCACAGCTTGCTGCCACCATTCCTTGAGTCGGGGCGCCTTAGCTCGCTTACACTCGACGGACCAGCCAGGTATTCCTACCAGGTCAGCATGTCCCGCTTCGGCACTCTGCGCCATCCAGTTGCGCCTCACGTCGAGTTTCAGCTCATCCTTGAGAATGTGAGCCAGTTCGAGCTCGCCGCCCTTCCCCTTTGTTCGACTATTTGTCATTCTTAAATAACTTCCGATAGATATCAGCGTTGGGCGAGTACGATTCAGGATCAGGTTTTGAAGCCACACCTGAATCGACCCACATCTGAAAAGGCCAGCACGCCAGACGCTCGGACATGCAGCGTCCTCGATAGTGGCAATTTTGGTCACATGGCGCTGAGAGCTCCTGTACTGCCCCGTACAGCTTTTCCTCTGCGGAGTAGCACCTACCACAGCTAGTAACCCTTCCGGCCCGTAGAGCGCGTCCTGAGACCACACAGAGCTTTCCACAGCTACACTGGCAATGCCATAACGCCCCTTCGTGGGAGCTGCCGGCCATCTGCCAGACCGTCAGCTCTCCGTACACATTGTCTTCCTCCCAAATCAGTCCGCGTGGCATGGTTGTTCACGGTCTAGTGCATGTTCGGTCTCGGTGGGGCGGGATGGTGGCAGTGCATGGTCTCTTTCTTTAGAAGAGACCATACTGCCAACACCCCACCGGGTATCCATACTGAAGTCCTTAAACATGGTCTCTGCACGGTCTCTGCATGGTCTCAACGTCCACGAAGTCCGTTACTCCTGATCTCCTTGCACCACTCCTGAACAAGCTCTCCACGACTGACCCACTCGCGCAGATACTTGATTGCCACCGGCCTGGAGCATTTGAACTGATGCATGATCCAGGCACCTATCCAACGATCCGATTGCGGCGCCTTTGAGAACGGCACACCACGATCCCAGCGCACGGTCGCCTCGAGCACCGTCTCGTGCATCGCTGACGCTGGCAGCGTGTTCGCCTCCTCGATCTGTTCAGCGAGCTGCTCGCTACAATCGATCAGGAGACCGCTGACGCGGTCTCTGACGTATGTAGCGACATCACTCATACCGAAGTCGTTACTCTTCACCACAGCGCCGTGGATTAGGTCCAGCGGCCCTAACGGGGTGCCGAGCACCTGTTCGGTCATAATTCGGTCGTCTGCCATTGCCGGCCACAGCGCATAACTGAGCCTGGAACCATCAACCAGGGCGCTACTCCCCCGTATCGCCGCCCTGGCACTGGCGATGCCATCGATCTCTCCGCCCTTGCGCATATGGTGCGACGTGAGGTGAGCTGACTTGGTCTCTGCGCACAGCTGCGAC